CCAGTAAAACAAAACGAGCGGAGCCCCGTAATTGGAATTCCGCTCGTTTTCCTTATAACCTCAAATTTGAGCAAAAATTATCATCTGCATAATTTTATGATAAGATATTGACTTTTTCTTATCACAAGCGTATACTATAGCCAGAAAGAGAAGCCGAGGTGATTCCTATTCGTACCGAACTTTCGCCAGACGATTACAAAAAAGCGCAAGAATTCATTAAGAGGATGAAGCCGCTGCTGGCAACCGGCGACATCAAAGTCATTCCAAGATGGAAAAATAAAGAACTGCAAGAGAAGTATCGTCTTTCGCACAAAGAACAGTGCGATATTTTGAAAATGCTTTCGGCAGAGGATTGCGTCGAGATTTCTCCAAATGATAACCCGCGATATGATATATCTGCCGAGGTCTACAAGTTTTTCAAGGATGCCGAGCTTTTATACTTTGGCGAACCTGAATTAGTAAAACTGTACTTGAAACTATATATCGAGACGCGTACTGCGTATGATATAGTTATGGTAATTTCATTTCACGAAAAAGGGAAATATGACCAATAATTGCCAAGTGAAGTGAAGGGAGCAACTTCTATGAACGATATGAATACTTTTTGTGTCAACTGCGGGGCTGAAACAGAATATGAAGTAAAGTCGCGGAAAATCGAACAGACCGTTCGCGGAATTACATTTAGCTATGTCGAACGAACTGCTTACTGCACTGTTTGCGGCGAGGAAACATATGTTGCTGAAGTAAACGACGAAAACGCTATTGCGGCACATGAAGCATACCGCAAAGCCGCCAACCTGATCACTGTCGCGCAAATTGAACAGATTCTCCAAAAATACAACATCGGCGCTGGCCCACTTGCGAAACTGCTGGGTTTTGGCGATGTGACCATCAACCGCTACGTCGGCGGTCAGCTTCCGTCAAAGGCGCATTCTGACCTCTTGAAGGAGGTGCTGTCCTCGCATGACGTGATGGGGAAGTACCTTGAGGAAAACAAGGACCGTATCACGTCCGTTGCCTACGCAAAATGCAGGGCGGCGGTAAACAAGATTTCCGTGCTGTACGGTCGCGACAAGATTGCGCTGGTTGCAAGGTATATGCTGCACAGAGCCGAGGAAGTTACCCCTATGGTGCTCCAGAAACTGCTGTATTTTGCGCAGGCGTTCTTCCGCGCATTGTACCGTACCGACCTTTTCACTGACGACTGCCAAGCGTGGGCGTATGGACCTGTTTATCCCGACATATACCGGATGTACAGCGACTGCGGATGGAACCCGATTTCTATGCCGACGATGGAAGAAGCCGAAGATTTTTCGGAGTTTACTACGCGTGAAATCGTCCTTATGAACGCGGTTGCAGATATATTCGGGATGTATTCGGGCGGCGTTCTGAGCCGAATTACGCATAACGAACGCCCGTGGATTGAAACGCGAGGCAATTTGCTTCCAAACGACCGCAGCGCGGCCACGATTGATAAGAAACTGATTGACGACTACTTCAAGAAGGTCGTCGAGAAATATCAGATCATCAACCCGTGCGACATTTCCCGCTACTGCGACGACATGGTGGCAAAACTGCGCTAGAAAGGCTGAGTGAATATGAGCATCCAGCAAAAATTGTCCGACGCGATGGAAGTAGACGCTTTCTCTGCTTTGCCACCCGAAGAAACCTTCGCGGCAGATTTGGCGGCCGAGATTCAGGTGCGGATTCACAGAAGAAGCGCGGAATTGGGAATCACGCCCCAGAAGCTTTGGAAACTGGTCGTCAAAAATATTCGCCCGATAGTGGGCGAAAAATGAGCATGAGCGGAGTCCCGTAATTGGGATTCCGCTCACTCTTTTCGCGCTCCAAATTTCATCCTTGCTTTTTTCGACGCAAAGTCCTATAATGCAATAGTGAACCCTCCGTCCGCGTCGAGTTTTCCGGGAACAGAAGCCCCCATTCACTCTTTTGTAGACGGCGTGCGGTAAAAGACGGTTGCTTGTCATCCCGCGAGTGCGGAATGGAGGCATATGTATAGCCCTCGCGGGAAATTTTTCCCAAGGGAGGTGGTACATATCCGACTTCAAGATGTTTTCTGGATTATCTCTATCGTCTGGATTCTTGTTCAAATGATAGACAAATTCACCGGCAAAATGAAGTGAGCCGTCTGCCACGAACAGACGGCTCGTTGCGTTGAGGGTTAATCCCTCCGCTGCGTAGTATATGTGTACGTGGCAACCGTCGGGGTTCACCACAGGGGACGTCTTGAAGCCAAAAGACGTTCCCTGCGTTTATTATACCATCCAGAATCAAAATGTCAACAGATTGAATCCATAAAATCGCACGGGAACACACGCCCGTGCGATTTTCGTGCGTTTTTCGTGCGTTTCCCGTGCGTTTTTCTTAAACTCATTTCAAAAACCATCCGGATATACCGTGATTCCGAAAACGAGTTCAAGTTTTCAGCCCTAAAAAGTTAAACTCATTCGTCCGATTCTTTGCGGGCAGGTTTTTCCGCCTTGAGTGCCTTGATCTCCTGAATCTCCCGGTTGGATTTTCGGAAGTTCGCTCCCTCACAGAGCCAGTACCGGCCATTTTCCCCAACAATGGGGAATTCCTCGCCGGTTTTCAGTACAAGAACGCGCTGCCTCTTTGCCATACTCTCACCTCCGTCAGCTCAGAGAATATATCTGAACGCCGTCTGCGCTGCCGATTTCCACCCAAGGGATGGTCGCCGTCTGCGTCTGCTGCGGTGTATTGTCGCCCGTCTGCATGGTAATCGCGCCGGAGATCGCCACCATCAGCACGTCGCCCTTCCGGTTCTTGAGAAACAGCGTGTTTTGCGTCGTAGAAAGCGCCCAGATTGCGTTTCTTGCCTCGATGGTGTCCATATACTCCCCGCTCTCAATTACGCCGATGAGCGCCGACAAAGAGCCGCTCTGATAGTTCTGCGGTGCTCTTTGCATCGTCGGGTAGCGCGTGAAGTTGTTCCAAAGCGACGGCGCATTGTTGTTGGAGATCGCGCCGGTCGAAAGATTGTTCCCAAAGTGGAATTCCTGCTCCACGCGGTACCTGTTGTCGGCCTCCTCTACACACGAAAGCAGCGTCCAGTCCCACCAGCACGGATTGACCGGACCGGTTGTGATTGGAGCATACCAAGTTTCATCCGCGCTGTCTGGGAAGCCATAGTAGGTAAACGGCCCTTGTCGGCTGCCTGCGGCATAATCATAAACTTCCCCTGCGTTGATGAGCGGCGCAGCAACACGCGAAAGAACGCCGTCCATTGCGCGGTAGACCGTCAAAGTGCCTTGACTCGGATAAACGTCGATTGTGCCTGCGTTGAGGGTATCGCGGCCCAAATGCCATTGCGTCATGGCCACCGTCGCCGAATCTCTCGCCGCAACATAGTTTTCGATAGTGCCGCCTGTTGAAAGCCACTGGTCCACTGCTGTTTTTTTCGACGCATCGAAGGTCTGAACAAAATTGCAAGTCTGCTGTCCGGAAAGCTGGAAGCGCGACAAACTCGCCTGTTGCAGCGGAACATACGCCGCCAATTCCGAAAAACTGCCGCTCGAACTACCAATGGAAACCGTGCAGAGGACATAACTTGCCGCCGGGTAGGCCGGATTATCCGAGGGCCGGACGTACATCGCCACTTTTGATGCGTTGTCGTAGGATTTTGAGCCGATTTCGACCGGCTCATCGGTGCTTCTGCTGACATAGGCAACAGAAAGTTTTCCCGTGAACACCATGAGGAGCAAACTGTTGCCGTTCTCAAATCCGCCGATACTGATGGCTTCATTGTACCGTGCGCCGCCAACTTTCAGCGCTTCTGCGTTGTAGACGGCAGACCATGGTGCAGAACCCATTGCACCGATCCAATCGGCCAAACTGGAAACCCCAGAGAGAAGCAGTTGATCGTTTGCCACCTGATATCCGCTGCCGTCTGCGGGGAAATATTCCAGTCCGGACCATTTCAGGCGGACTGCGCTTCGCCCCTTTTCGCAAGAGGCGCTGAGTGTTGCCGAAGTGGGATTCATCGCGTAGGAAACGGAAAAAACGCGCCAACCCGTGCTGGCAGAAATGCCGTTGACTGTTTCACCATCGCAGCGAATCGCGTAACTGTTTCCGGTAAAAAATCCGTCATAGCTCGCTTCGAGGCTTCCGGCACCGTAGATTCTCCCACTATCATAAAGCGGTGCATCAAGATCATCTGCAAGCGCAATCCGCCACCGCACCCATGTCAGTGCGTCGCCCTGCGCTTGTGCATAGCTTGCTGTAAAGGTTTTTAGCCGCGTCGTTAACGGATTGCTGAAAGCCGTTAGTGCAAGGACAGGCTTCGCACGAGTAATAAATACAGACGGGCTTTTCTGCGTCACAGAGCCATCCGACCAGAACTGCGTGATGACCATTTTGTATTCCTTGCCGTTTACGAAAGGCTTGCCGAGCATCACGGAAATCAAATCGCCCTGCGCCGGAGTTCCGGAATAGCTAATGCCGTACTGCGACAGACTGTTTCCTTCCTCGGAGCCTAAGTACCACCAAGAGCCGGCCGAATAATTGAACACATACGGAAGCAGCCGTTCAGAAAACTTCGATGCGAACACCGAAAAATCAACAGCGACATTGCTCAGTGTCTTGCTCGAATAGCTGAAATACTGACCGTTCAGCACGTTATTTTTCGGGATGTGGAATTCGTACCGAATAGGATTCCCAAGTGCGTCTGCCCCGCTAAACGGCGTGGTGAGCTGCTTCACAGGTGTACTGTAGACCGGCGTGTTGTCGGCGTTGTTTTCGGTGATTTCGATGCTGTAGCCAGTCATCGGTGTCATGGCATTCCCGTTGACCTGCCACGCAATGGTAAGACCGTCGTTTACATCAACGGTACCGTTCCCGATGGAATATTTCTGGTCCGGCGTAATGTTTGTCGGTTCGTATAGTGCCATTTCCTACCTCCTCACTAGTTTTTATTGATGAGTGTCGCTGCCGGAAGGTCGTTGACGGAGGTTGCCGTGATCTGCATCGAGCCGTTCCACGCCAACGGGCGGGAAAATGCCGTTACAAGATGCAGCTCTCGCGGAGTTCCGGTTTTATCCGTCCTTGCGATAGAAACGAGCTTGTTTTCCTCAAGGTGCATAATCTGGGAGCATTCGATAGATACCGAGTTTTGCAGGACCGCCGCCCGCTTGAGCTTCCAGACGGCGTAATCCTGACACTGCATGTCGGTCACGTAGCCACTCTTGCTCTCTCTAAAAGTCTTTCGCCCGATGAGGTTGACGTTTGTAGGGCTTGTCGGGTCGAGATTTTGCGCCCGTGCCGCCGGTTGGGAATAGTCCTCCAACTGTTCGCCGGTCACGATATAATCGTTGTATACTGCGGTGTTCAGGGCGGAGTAAGTCATGCCTAACAGCGTCGTTTCCTCCGTAGAAAACTCCCAAATCAGCGCCTTTTCGGCATCTAGGATATCGTCTTGCGACGGGTCAACGCGCAGCCGACCCATTGCGTCATAGCCGACCCATGCGTTCAGCGTTTCGGCCAGTGCAAGAATGATATCTGCCTCCGTGCCGCTCTCGGAATCGACGGTGATGGTGTATGGTGTGTTGGTTAGCGCCACGCGGCCGCCATTCGGAAGCGTCTGCGTTTTTCCGTTGTAGTAGGACGTATAGACCGGATTCTGGTTGTCCACAGGGACTCCGTTGCCTCGATCGGCGGCGAGAATCGTCGTGATGGGCGCGAATACATTCGTTCCGACCGGGACCTGATGCGTCGCTTCAAGGCCGCCGCGAAGAGTGCCGTCCAGATTCGCCCATTTATCCACAAGATTCAGGGAGATCGTGGTGCTGCCGGGATTTATTGGCGTTTCCGGGTCTTTGATGACGAAAACGCCCTGTTGGATATAGAATTCCTCGCCGTCAGAGAGGATAAGCCCCTCGTCGAGCGCTACCTCCTGCCCGTACCAGAGTTTCCCGACCGAGTAGTCGTAAAGCCCGTCTGCGTTGGCAATCGTCACAGAGGCCGTGCGGCGCACCCCGTTTTGCAGATTCACCGAGAGCGTACCCTCTGCAAGAAATGCCCGGTTTCTCCGGTTGCGAGGAGAATTGTCCAGCGCAAAGGCCGTCGAGCCATCCGGAAGCAAAAACCGCAATCGGCACAGCTTCGTGAATGGCCTACGCAGCATCCGGAGATAATCCGTATATTTTTCAAATGCCGTCAGCTCCCGCGTTGCCAGAACAGTAAAAACCTTATCCGAACAGGTAAATTCCCCGTCATTGCAGTAAAACGGTACGCTGATATATTTTTCAGCCATAATGTATCACTTCCTCGTCCCCATTCTTGAAACAAAGCAAAATCAGACCAACGGTATGCCTCCTGTTTCTGCTTGTTGATTAGGTCGTTAGTTCCGAAATCGCCATCCACACTGGCTGCCCATTTCGCATGGCAAGGACAGAACCATCCGGCCTGCCGCGATAGTCCGGAACCTGCCAGTCCCACCGCTGATTCGGAATGGTGAGGTCGCCACGGTCTGCTTCATAACGAAGCAACATTTCCGGCGTGGCACCGGGCGCTGTGCATTGCCAAATTTCAACGGTCGGTTCAATGTTAACCCTGCCGTGTTTCCAGATTTGCACGACGCGTTGCGTCATGGATGCACGGCCAAGAATGCGAACATAGTACCGCGTATCTGTTGTTGCGATGATATAATAACCTTCGCCGATATTATAATAGTCACCAGACCCGGCGACCGCCCATTCGGCGACTGAAGCTGCTCCGCTGGCCGAGAAGTTGGCAGTAACATTAAGCGGTTCGCCAACTGTCAGCGCGACAAGCGCGTTGGCTACGTTGGACACCGTGTTGGGCGAGCTGCCAGCGTCGCCGACCTCGCCGGAGTATCCGATATCCTCAGCAGCGAGGGTAACGTTTTCCGTCAGGGGCTTCCCGTTCACAGTTCTGCTTTTCGGTACTGCTCCGATGCCATCTGGGGTTTCTTTCAACGTCTCCAAACTCCAAACATTTTCGCTCGTTACTTTGAGCTGTGCCGTCTGGGTATAATTGCCGGAAGTCACGTAGGTAAGCCGGAAAATCGCCGCTGCCGCCGAAAAACTTTCGAGCCACAAAACTGCTGTCCCGAACGGGTAGGTTTGCAGGAAACAGGCAACGGGCTTCTTTTTGCTCACCTCCGCAGAAATTTCCGCATAGGTATTGCTCGACGTGACCGTGCCGGAGCTGCTTTGCGTAGCGCTTACCACAAAAACAGCTCCCATTTTGGACAGAGCGTCGAGTGCTGCACGAACATCCATGACCTTCGTTCCGTCCACTGTGCCGGAGTACGAAACATTATACGCCTCCGGTTTCGATGCTTTATCCGCGACGGACGCAACCTCATTGATCGCCGCGACGAGCGAGGTCTTGTCCTTGGTACTGAGCGCCGCCGCGTTGCCGATGGAAAGGATCAACTGCGCAACAGTCGCCGCCGGAAGATTGATATCTGCCATAAAACAAATTCCTCCTATTACAAATCAAATTCCGCGAGAATAGATGGTCAGGTTGTTGCTCATCTGGGCAAGGTCGTACAGGGTTATCCCGCGCGCCTGCTCCTCAGTAAAGCTCATTCCGGCGATCTGATAAATATTGCCGTTCATTTGCTGTCCGATGGAGTTGGTTGTCGTTGCGTTTGTCATGGCATTCCCTGCGCCCGCCGCTCGGACGACCCCCTCGGCGCTGAACGCGGAGCCCACTGTCTGCGCGTTCGGGTCATAGGTAAGGAGCTTCGAGATAACGTCCTCGTAGCCGCTCTTGTCCCCGTCGTATTCGGAAAGTTTCTCCTGCGCGTCTTTGACCGAATCCTTCGCCTTAGAGACATCGGAAGCATTCGCGACCCATTCCCATTGCCCGGTTTTCGAGTTGAAAACGCGGATGTTCCGCTCTTTCTGCGCGTTGGCAAGCGCCGCCTGCGCCTCCTGCACGGCGAGAATCCGCTCTTCTAGCTTGAGCTGCTCCTCCTTGGAGTCATTCACGCCGTCCTGCGTGGTTTCCAGAAGCTTATTGATGGCGTTCTGAATGTTCCACCACTCGGTGGATAGCTTCAGGATGTCGGTCTGATCGCTGCCGATGGAGCGCATATAGTTGGCCTGTGCGGCCAGCGCCTCTTGGATTTCCCGCTGCTTGGCGATTTGCTCGTCCACCGGGTCGCCGCGCTCCTGCATCAGCGCCAGCTCCTGCTTTCTCAGAGAAACCCGGTCTTGCAGTGCCTTGAGCGTCGGGTCGGTAGACGAACCGCCACCGCCACCGCCGCCGCCACCGCCGCCACCGCCGGACGATGTGTTATTCAGCATGTCAACAAGCGCCTGCGCCTCGCTAATGGCGTTAGCCTTGCCCAGCCAGCCACCTGCGATGCCACTCATAGCGCCAAGAACGGCTGGGCTTGCGCTGGATGACTTCGCTACAGCCATTAGCGCGAAGGCCGCTCTTAGTGCGCTTGCCTCAACAAACCCGAGCTGCGTACAGAGCTTGCTGAAATCTGCTTTCGCGTTTGCCAGCATCGTTTGCGCGGTCGCCTGTGCGAAGGAAATTGAAGCGCTGTCGGCATTTTGAAGCGCCGTGCTCAGTGCCGCTGCTGCACCCGCCTCTCCGCGCAGCGCCGCCTCTGCCTTTGCAATCAGCGCATTGCCCGTTGCGGTGGTTTCCGCTGTGGCCTTGGTGATGATATTGTAGCGCTCCTGCTTTGCGTTCGCGTCGTCAAGCGCAGCGCCAAGCAGCTGCATCGCGTCTCTGACATCCTTGCCGGCGTCTCCCATTTTGGCGAGCTCTGCTTCAGCCTCCTCGCTGCCCATGCTGATAAGCGCAAGAGCCTTAACGACGATGTCGCTGTCCTCGCCGCCGAGGCTTTCAACAAGACTGTTAAAGTGCTCGGTCGCGGCATCCCAATCCTCCTTGGCTTGGGTGGTGGCCATCTGCTGCAAGGCTCCGTTGGCCTCCAGCATTGCCGCCGCAGAATCCTTCAATGCGCCCTTTTCGTCAAACAGGGTGTCGATAAACCGCTTGCCGCTCGCATTGGAAGCGTCTGAGGCGCTGGTTACTTCGTCAATTGCATCCGCCTGTGCGCTATATTCCGGATAAAGCGCCTGAAGGGTGGAGATGTAGTTCTCTCTGTACTCCGAAGAAAGCGCCTCGTTATTGGAAATGGTTTCGATTTTTCTGTTATATTCTTCAGCACTACGGATTGCGGTTTGATATGCGGCCTGCATCCCATAAAAGGACTCCTCAGTTGCCGCAGATTCCCGGTAAGTCGAAACAAGTGGCTCAAAATAGGAAATCGCGTCCGTCACAAATTTAGCTGCCGGATCGTTCCAAATAGACGCATCGGTCTCGGCCAGTTTCGCGAGTTCTTTGTCGATTTTAACGAGATAATCGTAATAATCGACGACATCTTGCGCCGTTGCATCGCTAAACAAACCGGCCGTTCCGGTCCCTGTATTGACGAAACGGCTTACAAAATCAGAATCCGCTTGGACGCCAAGCTTTTCTAGCTGAGAATAGTTGATTCTGTTCTTGCCGTTTCGTTTCCAAGTCGTTTCGTTCAGCAGCGCTGCTGTCGCTTTTGACTTCGCCTCGTGAGCGTTTTGCAGGCCGACTTCTATATTGCTGCGAATTGCCTCTTCTGCGTAGTCGCCAAGAGAACCCTTTGCAAGATCAGCGTTGATGCCGACTTCCTTTAACGCGTCTGCTAAATTTTTTGCTGCTACGGTTGCAGTATCTCCGGCGGCAGCAGACTTCTCGTAAGCGCCGTAGAGCTCCACGACTTTCCCTGCTGTTGCCAAGCTTTCTTTCGCGGTTGTCTGTAGCTCTTCTGAATTAGAGCGGAGTTCCTCGCTAAGTTGTGCTGCCTCCTGCGACATCTCGGAAACCTTCGAGAAAAGCATAACTACGCCGACGATTGCAGCGGCGGCTGCCGCAGCGGCAATCTGCAATTTAAGTTGTGATGCAGCTGCCGCTTCGCCGGTCGCGGCAAGCATTTCCTCGTTCATTCGCAACTGTGCGATTGCCCTCTTCAGACCGGAAAAAACGTCGCCGATTTTGCTGACTGCGCCAGCCAGCAGTTTCATTACGGAGAGCACGAGTGCCGTTTTTGCTGCAAGTGAAACAAACCCGTTATCCAGAAGCTTAACCAGCTTTTCGAGAAGCTTGATTCCGTTCACGAGGGTATCGCTCTCGACCACATGGGAAACCAGCTGCGTCCATGCGTTCTTGAGCCGGTTGAGGCTTGCCTCCCAGCTCTTGCTCATGGTTGCAACCTCTTGGTCGGCGCTGCCGGTTGCGGTCTTGACCTGCGAAAGCATTTCCTCGTACATGTCGTAGTTGGAAATGAGGGCGTTTAACTGGTTCGTGCGCAGCTTGCCGCCGAGCGCCATAACGATTTGCATCAGGTCTGCTTCTTCCAGCAGATTGTCCTTCTGCGCCTCAGAAAGCGCCCTAATCGCTTCCATCGGGTCGATAAGCTCCCCGGCGTTGTGCGCCGCAATCAGCGATTCGTCGGCGTATTTCGAGATAACGCCCCAAAGGGTGTTCACGCTGTCCGCTGTGACCTTCGTGGTTTCGTCAATTTCGGCGCCGACGTCGCCGAGAATATTCAAAAACAGAGAGCGCAGCGCGTAGGAAGCCTTTTCGCCGCTCTCCTGCGTAACCGCCGTGACCGTACCGAGCGCCGCCATCAGCTCATCAATGGAAACCTTCGCCATCGAGGCCGTGGAGGCAACGTTCGGGAAGCCTGCCGCCATCTTCTCAATCGAGGTGGCGTAATTGTTTTCAATCACGTTGGCCTTGTCAAGAACGGTCGCCAGCTCATCCGCGTTTCCGCCGAATTTGTATGCCGCGTCCGCAGAGAGCAGGAATTTCGACGCAACATCAGCCGTCACGTCGCCGACGAGCTGCGTTTTTGTCGCCAGCTCTGCCAGCTCCTCATAGTTGGAGTAACCGGCCTTTGCAAAGGCTGCCGCAGCGGCAAGGTATTCATTTGCCGCCACGCCGTACTTCGACGCGGTGGAATATGCGCGTTCGGAAAGCGTGTCCATCGCCGCATCCGTCGCGTCCGTGACCTTCTGAATGTTGATAATCTGCGTGTCAACATCCTTCATGGTCTCAAATGCGTCCGAAATCCCGCTTCTTACCGCAGAGAGCGCCGCAAATTGGAGATAGGTTGACAACAGCGTACCGAAGCCGAGGCTTGCCCGGTTTGCCGCAGCCTCGCCCTTTGCAACCGCCGTATTCGTCTTTTCCTGCTGAATTTCAAGGTTTTTCGCCGCAGTGGCCGTCTTTTCCTGCTGCGTGGCAAGCCGCGCCTGCTCCGTTGCAGTCGCCGCGTGCTGCTTTGCGAGGTTTGCCTCCGCCGTCCTTGCCCGGTTTGCCGAAGCCTCGGTCGAAAGCCGCTGCTTTTCCAGCGCGTTTTCCGCCTTCGTGACCTGCACCTGCGCCTCAACGAGCTTTGTGCAGGCCTTGATAAGCGCGGTCGTATCCTTGGTCGCCTTGTCCAGTCCGGTGGCGTTGATTTTCAGCGAGATTGGCGTGTTTTTGAGCGCATTGACCCGGTTTTCCAGCTGCGTCAGCTGCGCATCAACGACTTGGACTGTTAATTTTACACTTTCCATAGACATACCTACCTATCATTTGCGTAAGAAACAAAAAAGAGACCCGAAAAACGGTTTTTCTCCGTTTTCCGAGCCTCTTTGCTCCTTGCAGTCACCAGCCTGTGACCGCGCTGCAATATTCTTTTTGTGTGTTTCTTTATTCTTCGTGCTTTGTGCCGATTTCCTCGTCGATTTTCTCGGTCAGCCACATTGTTTTGGTCTTTCCCTCGGCCTTCAGCTTCTTCGTGAGCGCCTCCAGCTTATCTCGCGGCATCGGAACGCTGAATTGCCCGATTGCCTCCCGCCGTTTCCGATAGTAATCTGCGCGACTTTTCCGCTCCATACTGCTACCTCCTAGCTTTCTGGAACCAGTATACAGCATTGCTAGCAACTAAGTCAAGAAAGATATCGAAAAAAGTATCAATTAAAATCCGTTTCGCCGCAGCCCGGCCATGAGCGCCTCCGAAAATTCGCCGCTTGCGGCAAAGCGGTGCTCCGCCTCTGCAACAAACGGTCGCGGACCGGCGCCGCCCATTAAAACGCCCTTTTCCACTGCCTCTGTCAGCGGAATCCCCGTCGTGCTCTCATCGTCCCCGTCGTGCCATGGCGGATTATCGACGATTTCCAGCTCCAAATCAGCAGGATTGTAGTGCGTCTCCATCACGTTCTCCGTCGTGTCCAGCAAGCCGCCGTCGTCGTACCAGCGGTCGCGAAACGCCGGTTCATACGCGTCATAGACCAATTCCTGCGCGGTGTCCGCAAGCCGCTGCTTCGCCGCCTCCGCAACGTCCGTCTGCATCGCGTCATCGATTGCGGCGTTGAGGCGAGTGCGGAACAGGAGGATGTCCTCATGTAAGCCCATATTTTCCCCTCCACGCGGTTTTTATGCGCCAGCCCAAAAGGATAGCCCTTTCAGGTTCGCGTACGCCCACGACCCCAAAAATGAGGTCGTGGGCTTTGTTTTGGGGATATCAGGCGGTAACGGTAACGTTCACCGCGAGAGTGAAGGTCGTGCTGCCGTCGGTGTAAGTGCCGGTCAGCTCTCCGTCGCCGGTAGCGCTGGCAGTAGCGGTCAGAACGCCGGAATTGTCCACCGTAACGCCCGTGGGCGCGGTCGTCAGCTCGTAGCTCATAAAGGCAGGGTCGGGGGTCATGAGAGAGCCGTCTGCCATCGCCAGCAGGAAGTTGGCCTTCGCCTTGCCGCCCTTGGGAACGGAAACAACGCCGCCGATGAGAACAAGCCCATCGATGTTGGCAGAAGCGTCGTCCTCGACCCAAACATAGTACGCCACGCTCGAGCCGGTGCCGCCGCAGTCCTCGCAGGAATCGGTAACAACCGCTTCCTCGGGAGTAAGGGCGCGTCCGACAAGGTGGGTGGTGTCGTGCGCGGTCTGGGAGCCGTCAATGCCGCCGTTTGCGCCGCCGAACTTCAGCAGCGGAATGATGACATACAGCCAACCGGCGCGGGTACCGCTGTTGTTCGCCGCGTTAACGTTGCGATAACCGGCAATCTGCGCGGTGAAATACTCGACGCGCGGGTTGAACTGGCTCGGAATTGCCGCCATCTGGGCGCGCGCCGTGCTGATGTAGTAGAACACCTTGTAGCTCTTGCCGCTGATTGCGGTGAAGCCGGAGATGGTGCCGTCCGTCGGGCTGATCTGGTACGCGGCTCCGGTCGTAGCGACGGGAGCGGCTGCGCCGACCTCCTGTACGTAGCACTCGATGGCGGTACGGGCAATACCGGCGACAGGGGTACCCTTGGTGATGTCCGCCTTGAGCGTGTTTCCGGTAGCGGTTGCAGTCGTGCAGGTCAGCACAGGAGCGCCGAAGGAAAGCTTCGCGCCGACGTTGGCGGATTTCGCCCACAGGGAGAACGCGTCGGAAGCAAAGTCAACGGAAACGTCGCAGTCGGTCGGGATGATGGTCGCAATGCCGTTGCCGAGGCCGGAGCGGATGATGTTTTCGTTGTTGGAGGTGGTCACGCTGGCGGTGGAGAACTTGTCGGAATAGTAGTCCACATTGCCGGTCTTGGGGTCGAGGCACATTGCTTTACAAGTGCCCTGAAGATAAATGTTCTGGTCAGTAAAGGAAGGAAGTCCCATATAATTCAACTCCTTAATCTTGTGATGTGGTCGGAAGCGGCGGCGCAAAACCGCCGCTCTGCGTTTGTACAGCCTGTCCCTTGGTAAATTCGCCCATAGCGATCAAGCCAAGGTCATTGCTCTTGCGGTCAAACCAAGGATTCGGTGTCGGGTTTCCGCCCTTCCACTTTGTCCCCTGTAATTCCGCTGTGGTGTAGATCATGTAGTCCATTGCGCGCTTGATTGCAGCCGCGCGGCGCTCAAACTTCAGGATTGGCCAGCGGTAAATCTCCGCCTCCTCCGTGCTTGACAGGGCGGCAACGGAAGAAACGAAAATTTCGATGCGGGCATCCAGAGCCGGAGCGTTGTTCGACTGCATGTCGCGCTTGGACTGCACAAGGTCGGGGTTTGCCTCGTCCGCTTCGAGCTCCAAGCCGTTTTGCGCGGCAATGATTGCGCGAAGTTTTTGGAACTTGGCAGGTGTGATCTCGGCGTAAGACCCATCCGAAAGCGGAACCCGCAGACATTTGAGCGTTTTCCTGCCGTCGGGGGAGAGCACGATGTGAATCTGCTGCACCCGCTCGTTGATGTCCTTGCCCTGTGCAAGCCTAAAAGCCAGCGCAAGGGACAAAAGCGAACTGAAGAACAAATTGGTCGTCGGCTCTCCGCGTGCTGCAAGCGCGCTGTCTACCTCGTAATACGCCTGCAAAATCGGCATCGACATCAGTCTTACGTCCTTAAATTGCTGCTGCATGAACTCGATTGCCTGCCGCGCCACGGTAAATTCCTCGTATTCTTCCATCGTGATGGGAAAGAGTGTGGCGTTTTCAAAGGGAATCGGCTCATACCTAGCGATTGCTCGCTGAATATTCCATGGAAGTTTGTCCAATCTAACTCTCCTTCCGATGAACCAAAAATTGTTTGTAAAACAACAAAAAAGAGACCCATTAACACAGTCTCCTGTGTCAATGAGCCTCCTTGCTCTTTGCAGCCGCCCCTTTGCGGCCGCAGCTCTTGGTGGAACGCTCCGTCACCGGCAAGCCGAGACGGTGCCCTCGCTTTTGCTTTCCATCCAGTCGATAGACAGTTTCACGACGCGGTACAGGTGCGACCCGTCGTCACGATAGGGCTGTGACCCCGCGTCAATGTGCATTCTGCGGTCAAAATTGACCACGCCAATGCCGGTAATGTTCACCCCGTGCAGGGCCGCCAGCAGCGCGCATTCCATTGCGTAGAGTTTGGAATAGGCGGTCGTTTTTGTCACTGCGTCCATCCCATAGAAGGTGCAAAGCTCAAAAATCAGCCCAATTGAAGCCTGAAAAGGGGAGTAGGGAATCACGCGCCCCACATAGCACTTCATCAGCGTCCTTGCCGTCAACTCCGCTTGCTGCCAGTATTGCTGTGCAAACAGGCGGTAGCCCTTCGGATGCTTGGCCTTCTGCTCGTCGGTGTTCAAAACCGGCTCGTTCGCGTCAAACAAGATCGACCGCTTCTCTGCGCCGGTCGGGAGCGGCTGTGCCAAGGGATTCGCTCCGTCGTGGTAAAGATATTTCATCAGCCGGACGCGCGGTCTTGCGTTGTCGTCCACGGGAACATAGCCGTGGGCATCCTCCATATCCATCAGATAAGAAAGAATCTGATATGGAATCAGCTCCGCGCCGTCAAAGCTGTTATAGCCCTCGTTTACCTTTTCGTAGGGATAGTAGGGACTGGAAAAATCAGTCATTGGCGTTCCGTCCCTTCGATGCCGAGCGTCCGTCGTAGCCCTTCAGGTCGCTTTCGAGCTTTTTCACGCTCTCGGCCAGCTCCTGCACGCGCTCCGGGGTAACTCCGGCCTTAATAGAAGCCATGATTCTGGTGATGGGGTCGTTCATTGCCGCCAGCATCCCGCTGATCTCCGCGCTGAACTGCCGCCCCAAGGACCAGTAGTCGCCCAGCAGATCGTAGCATCGGTTTCTGAGCTCGGAGTCGCCCTTCGTCCGCTGAATCTGGCTTTCAATGTGCAGTGCCGCCCATTTGTCATACTCCGCGTCGCTCATCAGCCACGGGTCAGCCTCTGTGCTGGCAGCCTCGACCGGAACGCCGAGATAGAGCCGTAGCAAAGCCGCCAGCAGATACCGCTCCTTCATCGCCACGTTTTCCTTGTAAACGTCCGGAAGCGGCACAATGCCGTCTGCGGTGATTTGCAGCTTGTCAAAGCACCGCCCCGCACACTGCGCGATAAACGCCGCCTTTTCCTTGTGCGGCACATAGTCGCGCGCTCCCTTGAGCGCCTGAATGATATCGAACATTTGCTCCATACGTTTTTCCTCCTTTTAAGCTCTGGTATGGTCACGCTCTATTATATCTGGTCGAACCGGGCAATCTCTCGACATTTCTGTGTTCTCCCAGCGGTTTGTAATGCGGCACAGGTATTGATGTGCGCAGTAGGGGAACGGCTTGTTAGCCTCAACTAACAGCTTGCAGTATAGGCTTGCGCTTCCCGGTTTTCTCGTCGCATAGGGACAGGTGTGCTTCATCTCGCGCCGCCTCCTTAAAGCCCAAGAAGGGCAATTTCTGCGCTCACGCTCCTGCCGTTGCACATTGCCGTCACAGTCAGCGGAGTAACGCTGCCCGCCCAGCACCGGAGCATCACCGCGTTCCCTGCGACCTCGGCGCTGTAGGCGGCGTTATTTGCGCCTGTAAACGCCCATTGCACCGCCGCGTCCGTTTCCACTCCGTTCTCAAAATACGCTGCCCTGAGTGAAACAGGAACGCCGTATGCGTCCATAGAGGCGGGCGGCACGGCATCAAATGCCACAAACGGCTCCTGCGCCTCGCTCACGGTAACGAGGAACACGGTCTTGACCTCCGGATTCTGCGCGAGGGAAACCAGAATTTCCGTCGCTCCCGCAGCCGCCGCTTTGAGATTCCCATCTCGGTCAACCGTCACAATGTCCCGGTCACAGCTTTCAAACCGGTAGTCGATAGGATGCTCCCGTGTGTTCTCTACGGTCTCGCCGTTTCTCCGCGAGGCGACCGCCAGTTTGGCTGCGCCGCCGACGTAGAGCTGCGTCGCACCGAACACGTCGAGCGCCCAAGAGAAGGTTTTCCCTCCGGCGACGCGCCGCGCCATATCATCGATGTCGTGATTCGGTTCTCCCACGCGTACCGAGAAGCGCAGAAGCCGCACCGACGAATCGTCCTCCGTGAATTCCGTTTCAAAGTCGCTGAAGCCGCTCACGCTGTAGACTCTCGATCCCAGAATCAGCCGCGTGTTGTCGTTGATCTGCGCCGTGTATTCGTTATACTGGCAAACCACATTGAAATAGCCGGACGGCACAACAACCGCCTGCTGCGAATCCGGCGCGTTGGCGTTGGCGTGCGTCGCCTCCACACAAATCGGCTCGCGGTGGAGGTTGCCGTAGTAGTCCAGAAAATTCCAAGTCGCGTTGCACCGGCGAATGATGCCGCTGGCGCTCACACTGGAAATATTGTCCGGGTTGTACGCCAGCCACCAGCTTCCCTCGACGAAAAATTTCGTCCCTTGCCGGATGTAGTCGTATTCGGGGTTTGCCAGCAGAACCTCCTTGAAATCGTCAAAGGCGCGCTGGATGGCGGCGGACGGACGAACCACATTGGCCATCCGCAGCTGCACGGAGATTTCCCGCAGCGGGTCATTCGGGTCAAGCCCTACCGTCTTTGCCGTGAAAAAATCCGAGGCATACTGCGCCCGCTCCTCCACAAAGGCGCGTGTCGCGTCCGAAAAATACGGATGTGCGCGGTCCTTGTACTCTGCGGGCTGGTTTCTCGAAGAAAAGCCGAGAATGCCGCCACCAGTCAGCAGCCCGTTTTTGATATTGTCCTGCAAACTCATAGCGACATCCCGTCCTTCTTGTTGTTTTTTACTTGCCCTTGCAGCAGCTCGTCTGATCGGTGTAGCGCTTATTGATGATCGCCATCCGGATCATGTCCTCGGTCAGATTCAGGTTGCCGTTCTCGTCGCCGCGCAGCACGTTTGCGTCCACCAGCTCCTGAATATCCGGCTGTGCCCATTCGGGCATATCCTCGACGTGTTGGTAACGTACCATATTTTCCTCCTCCATTTTCTCCGCGACATCCGCGCGGAATTTGTCCATTGTGTAGCCTGTGTTGAGCGCGTCCCACAGATGCTCCGGGTCGCCGTGGTTGCTGCCGAGACCTCTTGCGTGGCACTCCTTGTGCGACAGAATCACGCCGTCCTCCAGCGGATTCCAGCCGTTTTCTGCACAGAGCTGCGCAAACAGCTCCACTGCCACACCATAGGTCGCCTTGACAAACTCGGTCGCCTTGGCGTAGTCGTTGATGTGTACCTTGTAGCCGTTCTTCGCGTCGTACCAGATGCAATCAGGCTCCGTCATCTCCACACCGATATGTGTGTTGTTGGCGCTGCCGCCGACGTGCCATGCCCGGTAGTTCCACGGCATCGTCTGCACCACCAGCCCATCCGCCTGCAAAACAGCATGGACGGATGCCTCTGCGTTGGAGCGGTTGAAGTTGTTGGCTATCAACTGTGCCGACGGCTGCGGGCATCCGATGCTGTGCAGGACGCCACCCTTCGCGCCGTACTTTTGAAAATCGGTATACCGGTAATCCTGCTGGACCTCATTGGCATAGTAGCTCGGATTCTTGGTGATAAATTGCTGGACGATCTTCATTGCGTCAGCCTCCCATTTTCTTGTTGTACTGTGCCGTGGAGATGCCCAGAATCACGCCCAAGAACGTGTCAACGGCGGTGATTGTGCCAACCACCTGCTCGGCATAGGGGAAGCCCCAAATTCCCGCCAGCGCGAAATACAGCGTTCCCAGCGCAGGCAGGAAGATCATGGCAATGTACTTCAGAATTTTGTACAGCTTATCGTTCATCATGTTTTTTCTCATCCTTTCCGGCTTTCGCCCGTAATTTATCCCTCCACAGCCGCCTTAGCGGTGCTGCAAAGCGTGCATTGCGTGGGAGTGTTCTCAACACCGCACAGGCACTTCCCGCACACCCACTGTCCGTCGTGTCGGAACAGGAGCTTTTTCTCGTTGACCGGCCGTTTGCAGACCATGCAGCGGATCAGGTGCTCCTGCTCGTCGTAGAGGACCGTCCCGAATTGGTATTCCTTCTTCATTTTTCCGCTCCCTTCGCCCAGCTCACGACGTGACCTCCCACGTCCTTACCTCAAGATAGATTTTGTCAATAAACGAGTTGCCGCCCAGTTTTTTGTATGCTTCGTAAAGGTACACGAAGTTCTCATACTCATACTGCCGTATCTGTTGGGAATCCTTGTGCTTGTAGTAGATTCGCAGCATCTCGCTCCGCAGCAGGCATTTCGTCCCGCTCATGACCTTGCTGATGCTCACGGCACAGGCGGTAATCGTGCTGATCAGCGCGATCAATTCGCCGATAAGGGTTAAGATTTCTCGAGCGCCCAAACGCAACGCCTCCCGTAAGTGATTTTAGATTTGCGCCGTTTCTTCGGCGACTTCGTTGGAGCCACGAACATGGGCAGCCACCTCCTGCGCAATCGGTTTCGCTGTATGCCCAGTGCCGCACAAGGCGGTCGTCGAGCTGCTGCTCATGTAAGTAGATCATTCGTCCCTTTCCATCCTTCCTTATGCCGAATACTCCGACAAGGGCTTGATTTGCGCCGCATAGATCGACCAGTTGGTTGCTGCCTTATAACTATCCACCAGTGCATCGGGAACATAGATGTAGCCTGTCCCATCCGCAATAGGAGTGGATTTAAGGGCGTCGCCAGCGCTAGTACTGTTGCTTAATTTGCAAACTGCCTCTGCGTTACTAAGCACAAGTGCAGTGAGTTTGGCACAACCCGCAAATGCCCTTCCACCAATGCTGGTTGCTTTGGGGAAGCTTAGCGTTCTGAGCTGATTGCCGCAGCCGGAAAACGCGCCTTCGTCAATATTCGTTGCCAGTGGGAAGTTTGCTGTTCTTAAATTCCAGCATCCGTCGAATGCGCTTTGTCCAATTTTCGTTGCTTGTGGACAACTCACAGAATCTAAATACTCGCTGTACTGAAATGCAGCGTTGCCAATGCTTGTTGCTTTCGGGAAACTTGCCGACCAAATATACGAGTTGAAGTAGGACGCAAATTCTCTAACATTGCTTGCGTTGCTTGTAATCATTGGGAGGTTTCCCTCAATGAACGCGTCGAGGTCGCCACCGCCGCTTTCCAGCGTGCCGACCACGCCGCCGATGCTTACGCCCTTCTTGATGTTCTCAGGAAGCATCGTCGCGGGTTTTTTTACCGTGACTGCGCTCAGGAATTTCCCGGCATCAGGGCTGACCGTCTGGTCGCCGCTCGGCATGGAAAGCTCCACGGTCTTTGCCTCGGCAGGAACTGCCGCAACCACAACGTCGCCGGTGGTGTATTTCCCCGATGCAACGGCGGTCTGCTCCGCCTCTGTCGGCGTAACCGTTTTTTCCGCTTGGGTCGCAAGCTGCATGGTCGCCTTCTTCGTCCCGGCGGCAACAAGGCCTGCGGCCTGTGTCGCCTCTGCCGTGACCTCGCCGGTCGCCGCATTGAGCGACAGGGACGGCGTAGCCTGCTCCACCGCCTGATGTGTATCCTTCGGAATGCTGTTGATTGCCTCGGCAAGGTTTGCGACTGTTTCGCTTGCGGGAAGCGTGCCGCCCTTTTCCTCCACGGCATCATAAGCCGCGCCGACCGCCGTAATGATGCGGTCAATTTCGGTCTGTACACTCATAAGTAACCTCCTCAAATAGCTGCAAGAGCCGTTTCAATTGCATCGGTGAGGCTCACCGTACCGCCGGATGTGTAGCCCGCCGCAATGGCGACGGAGGTCGTCGTCAGGCCGTCCATCGTCTTGGACACCGCGCCGTTGTTGGGCATCGTGCCCTCTACAAGAGCGCCGGAGGCACCGTGCGCCGTGGCGCCCTGCAATAGCTTATCCGGAGTTACTGTGTCGGAGGTCAAGTCCAACACAGTTTCTCCGTTGATAATCACTTTGTTCGCTGCCATAGCGGCCTCCTTCTGTTAGTGTTCGCTTGGCTGTTTAGCCGATGGTGACGGTCTGACCACCCTGCGTATTGTCCACGTAAGCCACGGGAATTGCGCTGACTGTGACCTGCGACAGGCAGTTGTAGCCCTCATCGGGAAGAATCTCCTGCGCCGCAAACGTCGGGGTGACGGTCTTGGCCTGCGGCTTCATGTCCTCAGAACCGCTCATCGAGCCCTCAACGCCGAGGATGGTCACGCCCTCGCGGATGTTCGTGGCAATGATCTTCGCCTGCTCGGTCGGGTCAATCTGCGCCTTGCCGGAGCCGTCGTGGTAGCCCATGGGGATGGCAACTGGCGTGTCGGCCTTGGTGATGTTCAGGGTCTTTGCGCCGTTGTTGGGCATCGTGCCGGTGATTTTCTGTCCGGACACATAAGCGGTCTTACCGAGCAGGATTTCCGCTGCACCGGCGGTGGCATCGCTGGTGTCTGCGTCAAAGGTGCTGGTGCCGGTGATTTGTGCACCGGATTTGTCGTGGGCGGTGTAGCCCTTGAGTAACTTGTCAGCGACTACGGTATCGGCAGTTAAGTCGATGAGCGTGGTACCGTTGGCAAGCACGACCTTGTTTACGTACTGGTTAGCCATTTGTGATTCCTCCAATAAAAATAGTTTGGCCGCCGCTAGGATTGCTCGTCCTAGAAAGGCCGATGGGATTTACCGAAACGTCCTGTGTCAGGAATTTTCCTTCCGTCGGCAGAACGGTAGGGTCGTCAAAGATGGGCGATACCTCGTAGGGGCCTTCGTAAATCGTGCCGCCGCCCGAGATCAGACCAATTTTCCCGTCCACCACGCCCAGAACCTTCCCGTTGTCCTCCTCGGTAACGGTCGGGAGCTGATTTTCTGCATAGAGCTTTTCATCTTCCCCAATTCTTACGGGGACGGTATCTTGCTCGGTCGCGGGGTCAGCCTTTACGCCGCCCAGCTTGTCGCTCGTTGCCGGAGGAAGCACATAACTCGACGGCAGCCCACCGCCAAGCGTCTGGATTTCCACCGCGATTTGCTCCGGCTTTGGCTCAATTTGCGCCGGAATCGGCTGCGCGTCTGCCGTTTCGGGCGTGGCCAACTGCGTCTCGCCGAATGGCGTTCGGAAGATCGTGCCGTCAACGAAGATGCATTGCCGTTTCGAGGAAAACGTCTCTCCGCTGGCCATTTGAATCTGCGCCTGATAGTAGGTTTCGCCCTGCGGCAGCGCGTAGCTCTGCGCCTGTGTCACCGGGAAAAGCCAGTACCCGCCGCTGTAGCGGAGCCGTCCGCCCGGCCAGCTTGCCGTCAGGTTGCCCAGCCCCAGCCGAACGCTGGCAACGTTTTCGTTTGTGATGGTTGTTTTCCCGCTTTTTACAAGGAACGGGATGGAATAAGCCGAGCCCTTCAGAAAAACCTCTGCCATTTCAGCACCTCCTAAATCAGTGTGACGCGCGGGGGCGCTTTCGGCATCGTGGCGACGTATGCGCAGTTTTGCTCATACTTCCGAAGCTCGTCCTCGAAGATTGCCCTGCTTTCACTGCGGCTTTTGGATGATTTATCTGTGTAGTTCGCCTCGTTCACGGTTTCAAAGCTTGCGTCGTGGATTTTCGGTGTTCTGTTCAGCCAGTCTCGGTCAAAATGCTCGTCCCACACCACCGCCACGGCCAGCGCCAGTAACCGCTTTTGCGTCAAGGTCAGGTCTTGGAACTGCCCGTCCGTGTAAAAGTCGATGCTGTAGACCACGCCGCTTGCGTCCTGCGGCGGGAACGTGATTTTCCCGCTCCCCGCGTCATAGGTTGCGTTCGGATAGGCAATCGCGCCGGTTCCGTCCGGCAGGAGCATCGACACGCTCATCAGCTCAAAGCCTACCAATCCGGTAGATATTTCAACCTTCTCGCCGGTGGTGTCGTTTTCCGATACTTTCCATTCCAGCGAGGCGTATTCCGGCTCCACCAATCCGCTTTGCATGTGCTGTAGCAGCTCCGGAGGACGGCAGAGCAAAGGAAGCGCCATTGTGACATAGGCGGATTTCGCTCGGTAGAACTCTGCCGCATTGGTCGCAAGCTGCTTTCTCCACCGAATATCGTTGATAACCGTGAGCGCTGCGGTGAGAATGTCGCTCCAACTTGTCGTCACGTTGGTCACTTCCTTTGAAATAGTCTTATTTTTATGGGGGAATCGCGTAGATTTGCTTACTTCTTCACGAGTTCCTTCGCAAAATCCTCAATGACCGGCTGCAAAAGGCCGCCCTCAACAATGTGGGTCGTCAGCGCATTTACCGCCTTTACGCGGTCAAGAGAGAGCCGGTTGTCCTTGTCCACCCGCGCCTGCGTGATTCTGCGGCACACAAAGCGCTTGTGTTCGTCGCAAAGATGGGAAACGATGTCACACAGCTGCGCGGTGTCAAAGTCCAGCATGTGGTCAAATACGCGCTCGGACAGTACCTCGCCGTCCTTGTAGTCGCAGTTCCAGCGGATTCTCTCGTCCTCCGTCAGCCCGTCCACCACCAGAATATGGCGCTTATCAATCAGGAGCCGTGCCAGCGGCGACATGAACTTGCCTCCAAACTCCTTCTTCGGGATTTCCAGATACGAATTCGGACGCATCGCGCCGTAGCCCGGAAGCTCCAACTGGTTCTCCTTCGATACCTCTGCGATAAACAGGACGGTAACAACGCTGTCGCCGGCCGTCTGCGCGGGGAGCGGTGCGGGAGCATAATTCGCGATCGCCTGTTGGACTGCCGCCGCGATCATAGCGTCCAGCTCGGCCTTCGTGTAGGTCTTTTCTGCTGCGGGAGCCGCCGTTTCAGCGGTTTCCTTCGGCGCAGCCGTGGTTTTCTTCGTGTAGGTTCGCTTCGTTGCCTCTGCCATAGGTTTTTACCTCCTCAACTATGGTGAAAATTCGTTTTTTAAGTGCCGCTCGACGGAGTCGAACCGTCGTGCCTTTCTGTACTTGCCGAAAGGAGACCATCCCAGAGCGGCGGATAGGGGAGGGCGGTTTCCCGCCCTCCGAAAAAGGCTTGGATTAGATAACGTTCTGGATAACGGCGACCTTGGAGGCAAACACCGGCTTGAAATCCATGAGCGTGCTCATGTTGATGCTGATCTCGAAGTCTGCGGTCTCGGACGGGGTGTACTCCATCGCGACCGGCCAGCCCTCGGCAATCGCGCCGTAGATGGGAGCCATCGCGTCGCCGACACGTGCGGTAATGAACAGATGCTTGTCGAGGTCGATCATCGTGCCGGTGGTGTTCACCGTGCCGGGAACCATGGCAGGCATGATCTCGAACAGCGGCACGCGGCCAACCATGCTCACGAAGCCGTTGCGCATCCATTCCTCGCCGAGCTGATAGGTCAGTGCAGCGTCAGAGGCGGTCCCGGAGGGCAGCACCTTCTGGAGGCTTGCGTAGTTGCCGAACGCCATCAGCTGCTCGCGGCGAACGCCGTTGGCAACCGCAGCGGCAGTGGTCGCGGACGCCCAGTTGGCGGAGGTGTAGGAGTCGAAGGTCAGGTAGGAGGGAACGTACATGGTGTTAGTCGCCGCGTTCAGCAGCGCCTTGGTGTAAAGCGCGGTGATCTTGCTCCACAGGCCACGGATAATGGCGGTGTAGTACCAGCCGGCATCCATGCCGTTGTCCGAAGCGACGAGCTGGAACCACTTGATGGTGCCGTTGCAGACGTACATCTTCGGGTTGAGGGTGATGGTGTCGCCGTACAGGTAGTTCTTGGTGGTGCTGTGGCCGGAGCCGGGAGCGCTGTCCTCCCACAGGAACGCCTCGTTGGACTGCACGTTGATTTCAACCGTGCGGCCAACCGGAGCGCTGCGCAGATTCAGCATCTGGCCGCCAAGGTCGGAAATGACGCTGTACAGAAGGGGAGATACGACCTCTGCGTCAATGTAGGACATCGTGCGCAGGAAAATCGGGTCTTTCCAGAGGTTCATGTCGCTCTTGACAGCTTCCACGTTCTCCGGAGCGGGCTTGCCGACCGCCGCGTAGGCTTTGGTCGCACAGAACAGGAGCTTCTTCTCCATGTGCTTGCGGGCCGCAACGTCGTAGCTGCCGCCAAACTGCGCAAGGCGGGAAACGAAGCCCTTCGGGTCGAGCTGCTTGCCGAGATATTCGGTAGCGCACAGACGGCCGGAGGCAATCAGCTCATCGCGGCTGATTTTGTTCGCGCCGGTGCCGATGGTCTCGTCGTTGTTGCTGTGATAGATAAAAACATTGGTGTCAAGGCTGTTGAGCTTCAACATATTACTTCACTCTCCTTTTCTCTCAGGACTTGGCTGCCGCTGCGCGGCAAACCTCGCAGACATAGCCGTCAAATCCGGCGTAGCGAGCGCCCTTCGTGAAAGGCTTGCTGCGGAAGATTTTCAGGTACACGCCGCTGCCGTCTGCGGGTGCGGTCTTGGAGGCCACGAGCAGACCGTTGACGATGGTCGCATACAGGAAGGTGCTGTCCGTGGGAGCGGTCGAGAAGTCGCCAACGCCCCACGTGTACTGCTCGCCGACAATCAGCTCGGTAAAGTCGCCGCGCTCGCCTGCGGGAAGCTCAAGGCCGAGGGTGTTCGCACCGGCATAGTAGGTATTGCCGCCGATGGTGCCCTGCTGTGCGTTGTAGGAATTAAAGGCATAAATGCCGGTGTGGTCGCCCAGACGGTCACCGGAGGTGCCAGCCGCCGCCGCGATAAAACGCCACGTGTTGCCGTTGAGAATGTCAGCGCCGTTCGCGCCCTTGCCCTCGTAGCCCTCGTTCGCAGCCAGCTCGGAGCGGGTGCAGAGGAAGCCGGCCGGGCAGATGTCGGGAACGAAGGAAGTTCCGGTGCCGCTGCCGAAATAACCGGGGACATTCTGGATGTTGTTTCTCGTGATGTTGCTCACGGAAACCTCAAATGCGGTTTTAGCGATAGAAGCCATAGTAGATTCACCCTTTCATTATTTCATGAGGTTGTTGTAGATATTTTCGATTTCCGAGCCGGAATTCGTGCCGTCCTTACCGGCGACCTCGAATGCGTAGGTTTTCTTCTGCGCGTTTCTGGCCTGCTCGGCGTTGCGCTTGTCGATCTCCATCTGCTGGCGCATGGCGCGCTCGCAAACGGCATCCTCGGCAGCGCGGTCGCCGCACCATTCGCCGTCCTCGTTGCAGATTTCGTTGAAACCGCCTGCCTCGGCGCGTTCCAGCACGGGTTTGATGACCTCAACGCTGATGCGGTCGATCTCGTCGCGGTTTTCGTTCAGCTTCCCGAGGAACGCTTCGGCAGCGGCCTTCGCAGCGGCCTTGCGGCGCTTGTCCTCGGCCTCCTGCATCGCCTTGACGCTGTTGTTGGCGGCGGCAAGGTCAGCCGTCAGCTTCTCATTCTGCTCGTGCAGGACGCGGTTCTCTGCGGTCGTAGACGAAAGCGCCCGTTCGATTGCGTCAAAGGCATCTACGCGAACACCGCAGGAGAATTCCGCACTCACGGAGTCTCTGTGGAAGCCCTCGGGGACAATGGTGTCCTCCATGCCCGACATCGTGTAAACAATGGGAGCGCCGTCCTTGTCAATCATGCAGACATGAATGCCATTTTCGTCGCTGCCCGCTGCCAAAACGGTGTGCTCGGCAAAGCGGCTCTGAAGCTCCTTGAGCTGGTTCTTACTGAAAAGATTCAAGGTTTTCACTCCTTTTCGATCTTGATGTTGATTGTTAGGCTTGCTGTTTGCTTGGGGTTTGCCGTTGTAGGATGCAGCCCGGACCTTTAACTCATTGAACTGCTTCATCTCCTGCAAGGCGGCTATGTGAGCGCCTGCGACTGCCGGAGTAACATGGTCGCCTAAAATGGTTGTGCCGAGGATTTTGTATTCCTCCTCTACCTCGACGTCGCCCTCCATGTGGGCTTTCGTCACCAAGGTCTCGATGGAGATGCTCATGCTGCGCCCCTGTCGCGCGTCACGCTCAATCTTTTCCACCAGCTCCTTGGCGTACCATTTCCACAGGCGGCCTCTGCCGACAATCCATGTATGTCCGTCCCTCTGCTCAAGCCGCACATCGGCTTGGTCATCGGAAAGAGCGCCAACAATACGTTCTGCGGTCGCGCCGGTAAACGACGGCGCTTCCTCTCCCGTTCGCGGGTCGGTTTCCATGCGGAAATTGTGTCCGTCGCCGATGCCCTTGCCGCCGTTGGTATAGGCAATCAGGATCGGCGTACCCGCAAACAGTGCTCTGTGCTGTTCCAGATTGATGTATTTCCAGTTGTTCCGGTTGACGAGATCGTTCAAAAGCCAGATTTCCACGTGGAAATTGAACGCGTCGTCTGTCGAAAGGAATCGAAATTCGCCGCAAAAGCTCCGGTAGCGGTCGCCTCCGGCCGGTTTCTTAAAGGGCATTACGCATCCGCCTCCGTTTCTTCCTCGTCCAGCAGGTGCAGCACCCAATTGTCAAACGAGCTGGCGCTCTCGGCTTCCTCATACATCTTCCATGCGTACAGGAACCGCTCGTGCCGCTGGCTGTTGGCAATTTGCAGATTCTCAAACTGCCGCGCAATCGCCCAAGCGTTCTGCTCGTCGCAGAGGCGAATCAGCGTCTTGAGCTTTCGCTCAATCTCCTCAAACACCCGCATTGCCATTTCAAAGCAGGTGCCGATTTCGCCGCCGTCCGACAAACCGACGCCAGGAAACTTCGGTGTCGCGCCGTAGTCCTGAATCACGTGCCGCTGGTGCAGAATGTCTCCAATCACGTCAAACTGCGTCGGGAACCAGTGCGCCGTCCGGTGGAACATCTCCGAAAGATGGACCAGCCCGCCCTCAATGAGCAGCAGCTCCTTCATCTGATCGAACCACCGTGTGCCGGTTTCGTAGGCCTCGGTAGCCTCCCGCGCCGGTTGCCGCAGGAATTGCCATCGCGTCTCGTAATCTCTTAAAGCCATGTGATAATCACTTCCTTGGTTGAATAATCTGTAAAAGCAACAAAAAAAGAGACCCATTAACACAGTCTCCTGTGTCAATGAGCCTCTTTGCTCTTCACAGCCGCCCCTTCGCGGCTGCATTGCACTATGTAGTTTATGGATTTCTCGGCAAAAGCCCCAGCTCTTCCAAAAGGGCAAGCAGTTTTTCCCGCCGTTCGGGGTCTTTCAGTGCCTCCCGAATCATGTCGGCAACTTCCTTGCCTGTGTAGCCCTCAAGCATACCCGGCACCTCCAATCAAGCGCAAGGGTAAAGGGAACGGAAGTGTTCGCGTCCCTTCGGCGTGACGAGGGTCTGAACGCCGTTCCAGTCAGATGCGTTATTAAACGCCTCCTTGACCTGAAGATACCCGTCGTTCCTCTTTTCATACGGAAGCAGGCGACCCCGCTTGTCGCGGTACAGGTATCTGTCCCGCAGGAGATTGTCGATAAGCTCCTTCTGTTTCAGCCCAAGCAGTTTCGCTGTGTCGCGGAAATTCATCAGCCCGCCCCGTGCCATGCAGTCGTCAAAATACTCCGCCTTCGGAAGCATGATTTGATTCTGCACCGTCAGGTCGGCAATTCTCGCCTCGCGCTCTGCAAGCGTTCTCTGTGCCATCAGCAGCGCCGAAGCCATCAGCTCCGCCGGTGTCATGCTCTCTTGCCCGGCGATATACCCGCCGTTCTTGCGAATGGACGGCAACACTTCTTCTGTTACCCAGTCCGTGAACTTCTCGGCAGCAGGGAGCTTAGAGCCAAAAGCCAAGCGGTAAACATCACTTTCGGGGATGAAAAGCATCTCAATGCTCTTTTCCGGAGACTGCGGATGAGGTATGGTACGTTTCGTACCGTACCGACAATGACGGTCAATCGCCTTGTGGGGTTGATCGTAACCAAGGGACTTTGCGACATCAGAGCCGCAGAAGAGAACCTTGTCGTCTTCGCAGATGGTACGAATTTCCCCAAACTCGGGGTTTGTAAAAATCTGGATATCGTTATTCATAATAGCTCCTTTTCAAAACAATGTTTGACAAGGACGCCGCTCCGATGTATAATGATTTCGGATAGGTTTCCCTGTCCTGTTTGGTAGGGTGTTGGTTTGTTGTGAGAGGCAGCCAACACTCTATTTTATTTCGTCTGCCAACTTCTTTATCCCTCGGCGAATCGCCTCTGCTCTGTCTACGTTCTTTTTCTCACAGTACAGATACAGGGTTTCAGCGGATTCCTTGTCCAATCGGACGGTAATGCGCTCTTGCTTCGGATTTTCTGTTGGTCTGCCGGTTCTTGGCGACAATGTACCTCACCTCCAACTTTTGTCTGCCATAAGTCCATTATAACTTATGTCCGCCAAAAGTCAAGGATAATTGAAACGGCAGAATGTACGAAATTTAGGAGCTAATTTTGTGCAAGGTGACGAATTGATGGGAATAATCGCAAGAATAACGTTGTTCAGTGTGCAAGGGGCGAGCGAATGGACACCCCTTTGAAGCTTTTTGCAAGCCGCCTATTTGTGAGACCCCGGACGGCAGGGGACGATCAAAAGCCGGGGCATGACGGACTCGAACCGCCATCGGATGCAGCTCCATCTACCGGCGCAGCCTATCTCTTTGTAGACCGCGTTTTTGAACTAATGCCCCGTATGTCGCCGGATTTTCACCGGCACGGATTGTTGCATCCCGGACGCTCGGCCGTCTTGCAGCTCTCAAAAGCGCCATCCGTCGTGGGGCGTTAACAGAAAGGAGGCCAATGCAACGAAATGCAAGCCGCCGCGCACCGGAATTGAACCGGTCACCGAGGGTCATTCAGCCCTCCCAGCCACCAAGGGCGCGGCATATCGGCGGGAAACCCGCCGTTTTTTATTGCCTCTTGTCGGAATAACCCATCATTGTGCTGGGCTTTTTCGCGGAATGTCCGCGCTTCAGGACGCTTACCTTGTCCGCGACAATGCGGTAGCCGTCCGGGGTGTTCTGAATTCTCACGTCAAAGCCCTTTTTCAGAGCGTCGTTGATGATTTTGATGTCCTCGGTCGTTACCATAGCGTCACCCGTCCAAATCGCTTTCCTGCGCCTCAGAGCCGCTTTCCAGCGCCGCGTCAATGTCCTTTGTCGGTCTGCCGCCCTCGTTGTCCGGGTCTTTCGGAGCCTTCGGCGGCAAGCCGCTATCGCCCTGCGTCGCCGTGTAGCTCGTGATAGGTGGGATTCTCAGGTCAAGCACGCCGCTCTCATTGATGAAGTGCGACACGCTCATATCGTCCCACAGGCTCATCCCGCGCAGCGCAAGGTACTTGAGTGTTTCGGAGAGCATTCCGATCTGCAAGCCCTTTCGTGCGTTTTCAAGGTCGGCCTTGTCCGAAACGAAGCCGCCGAACATGGTAAACCGCCATTCGTACCGCAGGCCCATTCTGCGGTAAACGGATTCCATCATCCGCTCCATCTGGCGGTAGATGCAGAAGCAAACCGCCTCCTCCAGCTTCGCGCTGATCTCCACCGCACCGGCTCTCGGGTCGCTGTTAATGGGGATAAGACCGCTCATGCCGGATTTCATCACGGCGTAGGCGTAGTTTTTCGAGGTCATGTCGCTTGAGCCGGTCGCCTCCGGCAGCGTTTCCAAATGGAGCTTTTCCATCGGCGCGGGGAAGAACGCAATGCCGCCCGCATTTGCCGCCGCAATCATCTGATTCCATAGCTCCACGTAGTAGGCGCGGCCGGTCGGAGACAGCTTAATCGGGTCGCTCGTCTCCGTCTTGCGCTCTGCGTAGTACGGCATCTCGCCGAACGCAATCGACACAAGCGGATTCTGCATCACGGCAAGCGCCACGTCCTCAATTTGGGAAATCTGGTCAAAACTGATAAACAGTCCCGTACTCATCGGCGCAACGGCTCTCGTCGTGTCGTCGATCTCGAACACCCAAACGTCCTCCACGGGGAGGGTGACGTAATACGCCCACTTCCCGTTTTGGTTGTATATCTGCGGATTTCCCGCTGCGTTCGCCTTTAATTTGTCCGGCTGGATGCGGAAGGCCCTGCCGTCTGCGCTCTGCACCGTGTTTTTTGAGGCGTAGACGAACTTTTTCCCCAAGCCGTCCGGTTTGCCTGTCGTCCCGAAGGGGTCGAGCACGCTGTCAAAATCGTCCAGATACGGCGCAAGCAAATCGCCGAACTGCCGCCAGTCAGACCCCGGCTGCAACAGGTACATCATGTTGAACATAACCGTGTATTTGCTCTCGGAGTTAAAGCCGACGATTTTGATCCAGTCCGAGGGAAGCTGCTGTGCAAACGCGAAATTCACCCGGTTGTGCGGCTTGTCCAGCGAATAGCGCGGATAATAGGCGACCTTGCCCATCTGCCACGCCTGCCCGACGATTTGGTGCGCCAGCGCGTCCGGCTGAAAGCGCCGGTTGAACTTGTCCAGCAGCACACCTTCGCGCCGCAGCATATCGGATTTCGCGTCCTCCTTTGTGAGGTTCGCGGGGTAGTGGTAATAGTGGTAGGTGTTGACCCCTTGATAGGTCATGCGGATTTTCCGGAAGGGGAAGGCGCCCCATTCCAAGCCCGCCGCCGTTTCGCGAAGCGCCTGCTCGTTGTCCTCCGGTGCCTTGAGCATTTCCACAATCTGTGGCTTGGTAACGTCGGCAGGGAAGGAGGAGATATGCTTGACGCGGCTGTTGTTGATAAAGGGATTCGTTGACATCGAAGCCCGTGTCCACGCGCTCCAAAAGCCGTCGCTCGGTACGTCGCCGTATTCGGAGGCTAACTGCCGCAGCGCTCCGAAATACTGGTCGTAGGTGGCATACGACGACGCATTATTCGCTCTTGATTTCTTCTGCTGTTGCTGCATCGTCCTTTGTCATCTCGCTTTCCTTGATGCGGATTCTCTCAGCCTCAAGCTCTTGCCGCAGCGCGTCGCTGAACGCCTTGCCCTTGGCCAAAAGCTGTTGCTGATTCTCCATCAAATATTCCTGCCGTAGGCTCTCAATGGCCCCGTTTAACCACTGCTTCGCCAGCGACGGCAGCGCCGTGAGGTTTTTCACGGGAAACCCGTCCTTCGGCTTTTTCTTGGTGTATAACAGGCAGTACGTCGCCGTAATCAGATAATATTTCTCGTTTTCGCCGATGTCCTCCGGCCTCACGACGTAAAGCCCATATTTGTCCGTGCTTTTCATCATGTGTATTTCCTTCCTGCAAACCGTCCCACCGTGCGGACACCGCCGCCGGATGCGTAGAAACTGGAACCCTTCTGATATTCCGCGTCCCACGCCGACTTCTGATAGGTCTTGAGCAGATATTTCGTTTCCAGTTTCTGCGCCACGCGCAGGGCATATTTCAGTGCGGACCAGTCGTCGCGCTGGATATGGGACGAGATTCGCTTCTCTGCCATCCCTGCGCCGGAAGGAACCTTCCTCAAGTTCTGCATCTGCCCAATCAGGACGTTCGTTTCCTTGTACGGAGCGTAGATCAGGTGGTCTAACTCGTCGTCCTTGATGCGGTGATAGGTCTTATAGGCATCTAAGCCCTCGCCCCAGTTCGAGGTCAAAAGCTGTACGTTGCGGTTTTCAAACTGCACCTCGGCATAGCGCAGCATTTCGCTGTCGGGGTCAGTCACGCCGACGCCGCCCGCCTTCACGGGGAACACGACCGGAATCGCGCCGTCGCGCTCCAATTCCGGGCAGAAGGAATGGTCGTGGCTGCACAGGGGAGGAAGCCCGTCCTCCAAGTCGCCCATCAGCGACTGCAACACAGCCGTACCGTACTGCCATGCGTCGATGGCAATGTAGGTCTCGCTGCCCTCAAAGCAGTAGCGGTTCCAAATGGTTTTCAGCCGCGCCGCCTGCGCCCTCGGCTCCTCCGGCTCCCAACCGGCCAGCCAGACGACCTGCTTCAGATATCGGTCTCGCTTAAGCCAATTGGTTTGCTTCGTCAGTTTGATTACAGCACAGGCGCATTTTGCGTTGATCGCGCCGTCTGCATAAGAAACGTCATATCCGATGATGTATTTCACATCTTCCGGCTTGACCTTGTTCGCGTGGTCCTTGCAGCAGTGGTGCTCCTCCATCAGCAGCATACACCGCGATTCCGTCAGAACGCTGTCGCGAACGACCGGATTCTTGTCGCTGCCGGTGTAAAGACTCTCCATCTCTCGCGCCCATTCGTCGGGGCTAAGCTCGCTCTTGAGCGTTTCTGCCCACATCACGGGGCGCATCTGCATCAGCAGGATTGCCTCATAGGAAACGTCCATTACAAAGGCGCTTTCGCCTCTCGCCATCATCCGAATGTGGCGGCACCGTGTTTCATAGGCGTGGTTCTGCCGCCGCGATGCGGAGGTAATGGAGTGCTGCTTAAATCTGACATAGGTCGGGTCGCGCTTGCCCTTTACGCGGTACTCAATACGAACTGCGGGCAGCACGACGCGCTTATAATCTTCAATGTCAAACGGGGGTGCCTCCTCCTGCGCATATTCCTCGGCCACGACCTTACACAGGTTTGCGCCGCGAAATGCGTCAATGGAAAAGCTGCTTCCGTATCCCGTCGTGATCTTAAAGCGGTCGCCGCCCTTGACCTCGACGTTATAGTGTCCGGCCAGCGCCGGATAGTTTTCCTGAATGGTTTCCCATGTGTCTGCGCCGATCTTTGCGGTCTGCCGCAGGGACGGCCCGAAATATGCCGTCGTAATGCCCGGCCACAACAGACCCTCGCAGGCCTCTTCCAGAATGGAACAGAACGATTTGGTCGCGCCACGGCAGGCGGTGATGTCGCAGTATTGATACCGTGCCTTGGCTCGCATGAATACACGCTGTAATAGCGCCAGCTCATAGTCTGCTTCGTCACTGCGAGAAAGGTCACAAAGCATATCCGGGAACCAGCGCCAAAAGGAGATCAGAAAGCCCCATCCGTCACCGAGACTGTCATACTGTGCTGCCTCGTACTCCTGCGACCGCACCCAACCGGCCCCCGCCGTCCAGACGGTTCCCTTGCGCGGCATGGCTTATTCTCCCAGAGTGCTGTCCGCGCCCTTGCGCTTTCGCTCTCTCGTCAAGCCCAAGTAGCGGTAGGCATCCTCTTCCATGTCGTTCGGAATTCCCGCAAACTCGCTTCTCTGTGCAAAAAGACCGAACTGTGCCGGAAGCTCCTGCATTTCCGCTTGGTCGTTGTTCTTCCGGATCGTGTTGATAATCGAAAGCAGCGCCTTTTCCGCCGCGTCCATCGTATAAGGGTAGCGGTGGCTCGTCATCCACTTCGCGCAGATTTCAACAGCCTGCTCATAGGTCAGCTCCACACCCACGCCGTATTTCTTCCGCAAAGCGTCTACAATGCCGTCCACCTTCGCGTTTTCCACCGGCTTTGCGTCCTTTTTGCGTAGGTTCTCTGCCGCGAGCTGGTCTTGGATCGTCTTGTTGAGTTTAGCCGCCATGTTGACAGACTCGTTTGTTCCCAGAGCAATGCAGCGGTCAGCCAGAAGCCGCTCCTTACAGCAGGTGCGAATCGTGTCCTCCTGCTGAGCATCCATGCCACCGGTGCCCATCAGACGGGCAGAATAGGTTTTCCAAAGCTCGTCAAGCCGCCGATAGTCCTGCTCGCTGTACGGACGCTTCGGGTCGCCGCTGCCCCAAACGCGCTCCCAGCGCTCCTCGTCGTTCATTCCGAGGTAAAGCACGGTGTTGACGTTCGTCTCGCCGTCGATGAACCATTCCTTCGACCGCCCGCCCTTCAGCGCGTGGCAGTAGCCCTCCCAGCTTTCGGGAGAGGGAAGCGCAGGGTCATACGGCACGTCGTTGACCGCGCAAAAGCAAAAACAGGCAAGGTCAGCGCCAAGCAGCTCCTTCAGACTGCGAAAACGGGACTCTGCCGCCTCTGCCTCAACGATTCTTGCCTGCACGTTCCTCACCTGCCAATTCCTTCGTGTATTTCCGCTGTCATATTATCCTTTGAGCCACGACGGAGGCTGTCCGTCGTGGCCGTCGGGAAAGGAAGAAGATAGAAAGGAAATAGCAAAACAGCGGAGCGTGACAGATAATGTTCCATCACGCCCCGATTATACCACATCGTTTTTTAGTTTCTCTCGGAAAATTTGCAGAGAGCTATTTCCGTTCTCCCTGCAAAAGCCCCAGACGGTCCAAGAGCTTCAGCAGCTCCTGCCGCCGCTCCGGGTCTTTCAGCGCCCTGCGCACCATCTCGGCGAGTTCCTGTTCCGTGCAGCCCTCAAACATAACGAACGCCTCCTGTCAAACGCCGAGGCGCATCATGCGGAACACGTCGCGGCCCTTTACGGTAATGAGGGTCTGTGTGCCGCTCCATTTGTTGCTCTCTCCGAGTACCTCTTTCACCTCGAATAGCCCATTGTTCTTTGCCTCGCAGGGCATCAGCACGCCCTTCTTGTTGCGGAACAGGTAGTGGTGCTTGACCAGCGCCTCCGTGAACCTGCGCGGCGGCACACCCAGCAGCTTGGCGGTTTCGTAAATGCCGGTCAGCCCCTCCCTAGAACACAATTCCTCGTAATACTCAACTTTAGGAGCAGCGATCGTCATAGCGACTTCCAGCTCCGAGTTCTTCGCTTCCAGCGCCTTGCGCTTATCCGATTCCTCCTTGAGCGCCATCGCAATTTTCAGCAGTGAATCCGGATTGCAGAACGCCTCCTGCAACGTCTCCTGCGTCATGTACGCCCCGTGCTTGCGAATAGAAGGGATAACCTCGTCTGCAATGAACGCCTGAAATTTTTCTGCCGCTTCGTTCTTCGCTTTCATAGCCAGTCGGTAGAACACGTTTTCGGGGATGTATTCCGGTCTTTCGCCACTTGTGGCGAAAGAAAATTCCGCGAGGTATTTGCCAACTCTGGCCCATCTGATATACTCGACACCGTCTCGCACATCCACAAAACCAAGTCCTCGTGCGACAGCCTCCAAATTCAGATACGCCGTCCCGTCCTTTTCATAACAGTCAATTCCACTAACATTGATAACTTGAATTTGATTATTCATAATTCCTCCTTGATTTTTCCCCAGAGGAATGATAGAATAGATTTATCAATTCCTTCTGGATTTGTGAAATAAGGCAATCGGTTTGTGCTTCCTACGGCGGCCGGTTGTCTTATTTTATTTTTCTTTAGACAAATACTCCAAGACAATCATCCGAATCATGCCGCTTACGGTTGTCCCTTTCTCGGCAGCGACCTTTCTCAGCTGCTGCATGACCTCCGGCGACAGAAAGACGTTCGTCCGTTCAGTATTTTCCTTCGGGCGTCCCGCCACTTTTTTCACCTCCTTGTGCGGTTATTATATCACCAACACATCACCACGTCAAGGGGAGGCGAGCGGGCAAAATGTACGAAATCGCAACATCACAATTGTGCAGTTCGACCAAAAAGTGTAGGAATATCGAAACAGCACAATTGTTGCTTTTCTTGGTGTACGGCGCTTTGCCGTACACCTTTTTCCGTCAAATCACTTGAAATACGGGCAGACAGACCCCTCCGGAACGTCGATGCAGCGGCACGTATCGTTCACGTAGTTGTCACAGACCCGTTCATCCGTGCAGCGAACATCGCAGTTGCCGAATCGGCAGATGGCACACGTTTCCTGACAGCAGATCATATCGCGCTTTTCTTCCGCCTCCGGTGCCGTCGTGCTGTCCGCTTCGCCAAAGTCGCGTCGGTATGCCTCAATCGCGTCCTTCAGGTGGAGCTTCATCTTGTTTTTCCAGCACTTCGGCGTGTAGGTCGGGTGGCGATTGAACACCCACCACAGCGTCTTGATGTTCTGAATTGCCATGTACCGCGCAATTTCGCGCCGCGTCTCGTCCGGAAGGGAGTTGATGCTCTTTCCCTCGTCGATAACGTCCTGTACCTGTCCGTCGAGCGTTTTAACTCTTACCATTTGCTTCATCCTCCCGATTTTTCTTAATTTTTTCAATGCGCCCGGCCAGCCGCGCCGTCTTCTCCCTGCGGTAACTCAAAACCAAGCCACGATTGTCGAACAAAAGCTTCATTTGAGCAAGCATGATTTCCACGTCCGCGATTTCTTCTGCAATTCTGTAACGCTCTGCCACATCCGTGTTTCCCCGCATCCACTTACAGAGCTCCTTTTGCAGCTCCGCCATTTCCTCGAACACCATCGTAACCTGTGCCGCCTCGCCGAATTCTTCGATGGCATCCTTGAAAATGGAGTTCTGCCGCTGGAGTTCACGGGTTGCCATGCTCCCAGCGTACTGTTTCAGCGCCGATACCGCCATATCCAGCGCCTCGCAGTATTCGTCCAGCGTAAAATTCACGCCGTCCTTGCACCGCAGAAGTTCAATCGCTCGATCAGTTGTCATTTTGTTTTCCATCAGTCAGCCTCCCACGGAACAAGTTGTTTCTCCTGCTTTGGCATCGTACCGGGCAGCTTGCCCCGAGCCTCACAGTCGGTATCGACGGTCATCGTGCTAAGTTTGACAGCGCCCGCTGCTTCCTCAAGGAACACCAGCTCTCCGCCAAGAAATCCATCCGGCACTTCAATTTGCAGCTTCATTTTTCTCGTCCTCCTTTATTCCCCTGTGGTGTGTGTTCAACATCCTCTGCACAACATGCAGCACGCCGATCTCGTCGGCAAGCAGAACCAGCCCGAAATTGATCCCGGCCGCCGTACCCTCGTCGAGCAGTTCGTTGTTCGTATGCATGAGCGCCGCGATGGTGGACGATATGTCGAGCACGCGGCTCCGTGTTAATATCTTCATTCGTCATACTCCTTTTGTACCTTCGGCTTTTCGCCGGTTATAAATTCCGAAAAGGGCAAATCCTCAATAAAGTCGCACAAGCGCCGCCATTCCGGTAATCTGTGGTCTTTTCTCTGCTGATAAATGGTCTTGAGCTGCCGGTAATTCGTTGTCATTCGCGCCGTCAGCCGGAAGCCGACCGGCAGATTGTACAGCAGCTTGAGGTAATTCTCCGGTGTCGGCTCCTTCCTGTACGCCCTTTGGAGCGCCTTGCACGCCGCGATGATTTCCGGCTGCACATACCCGATGCACTGTGCGGAAATGTCAAACTTCGCCGCCTTATGCATGGTAGACTGGCTCGAAACGAAGTCGAAGAAATGATACCGCTCCGCCTCGACCCACGCCTTTATCGTAAACGTCAGGTCGAATTGTACGACGATACCCGTCAGAAACTGGTCATGTCCCGTCCCTGTCCTGCACTGCGCCAGCGCAAGCGTCCCCTTGGAAATGTCGCTTGGACACCCGCTGACATCCACCGCCATCGGATACCGACTCGCCGCCACGCTCCGCTCAAGCCCGAATACCTCCACGTTCTTGATGATTTTTGTATAAGTTTTCATAGCTTATTCACTCGTTTCTTTTGATGCACGATGCTACTTGCCATAGCGGACCTCCTTCAAAAACGGATAGCGCTCCTTGAACGGGCACAGGTTGTCCTTCCCGAAGATTTCCGCAAGACGGCGGTCAAGCACCTCCTGCCAATAGTCCTGCTCCGGATTGGCGTAAAAAGCCGCATTGAAGGTCTTTTCCAGCTCATGTACCGCGTCGAACACCTTGCGGAGACGGCTGGCACCCATCGCCGATTTTCCCATGATCTCCGGGTCGTTCAGAACGATGGAAAGATAATCCGCCGTCCGCTGCGTCCCAAAGTCAATCCCAACGTCGAGAAATCCCTGCCGCTCTTCCTTGAGCCGCTGTTGATAGTTTCCCTTTGCCATTATGCTTTTCCCTCCTTCGCTTCCAGCGCCGCATTGAGCCGCACAATCACGCCCGCCGCATCGTCCAGCAGCTCGTCCATGCAAGCCTCCCCGTGCAGCAAATACTTGCACTGGCGGCAATGGTCGAGTTTGCAGTTATAAATCGCGGCAAGCACCTGCTTCACCGTCAGCTCTCTGCCCTGCTTAAACGCCTCTGTCATTTCGTCCACCTCCTACCATGCGACCCACAGGCACTCGATGGGAATATCCTCTGCCTGCTCATAGATGCAGTCGCGCAGGCTTTCCAGCGCCAGTTTCGCGCTTGCGATGCTGCCCCAGCCGTTACTCGGCTCCATCGGCTTGTATTTCTGGCGGTTTACAGAAAGCTCGTGGATTCCTTGCTCGATTTTCCCAATCACCTCGGCGCAGTTGTAATACTCGCCTTGGTTGTAATCCCAACCGGTACACGCTCGGAACATCTCGCCGAGGTTGTAGGTAGGCTGGTCATACTCCGGTGTCGCAATGATCGCGAACCGGTCGCAGCCCTGAACCTTCACGGCAATTCTCAAATCATAGCTCATTTGCGGCCCTCCTGCGGCGGTTTCGGGTAGGGCATCCAATGGGTGACAAAGTAGCCGCCATCAGAATCCTCCAGCGGAATCAGCGCATTAACGCTGAAACTGGACTCGTCGGTTGACCCCACGTGCCAGATTTTTTGGTCTACATCGAACAGAGCAGGAGCCGAAAAGACGTGCGTTTCAGCATCGGCAAAATTGCTGCCATATGTCCATATGACAGACACAATGCAGTGTACCCAATCGCTGTCACGGCGCCCATCTTCACCCTTCTTTGGCAGCCGCTCCGTCACCGGAATCCACCTCGGCACCTTCGCTTCCAGTTCCGCAATCCTCGCCGCCTGCTGCTCAATCAGATCGGCAGCGCAGGTCGTCATGATGTGCAAGCAGAATTCGACGTCTCCAAGCGGACACTCGGTGCATTTTCTACTATTACCACAAATCCGTAGCGCCCGTGTAATTTCATCTTTTGTCATGTTGATTCCTCCTCGCTTTCAGCTTCCTCTGTCTGCTCCGCAAAGAACGGCGCATAGAACCAATGGGTGACAGAAGCGGTCGTCTCGTCCCCGCCGAGGTCGAATTTTCCGTCTGCGTACTTCGCAACAATGAACGTGTCGTCATCCAGCCGCGCAAAGAGGAACCTGCCCTCATCCGGGATGAATTCCGTCACGGGAAGCCACCGGCTTCGGAACTCCCCGCGCAATACCCGGTCCAGAAGATCGTCGAACAAGGCGCAATGCTTCCGCAACAACTCCTCCAAACGCGCTACCTGCTCCTTCAGCTCGTTAATCTGCTGCTCTTTCGTCTTTCTTTCCATGCTTTAATCTTCTCCTTTCGTTGTCGGGAACGCGAACGACGTCCGCCACGTTTCCCCATTTGCCTGTATTTGAAAAAATCGCCCCTGCGGATGAATGTAAACGACCTCGCCCCGGTGCATCTCAGAGCCGTCATACACCGTCACGGTCTCTCCAAGCGCGATCCTTCCGTACACCTTGTACTCCGGCACAGACCATATCCCGCCATTGGTCGGCACCTTGACCTCGAAATTTGCCGTCCCCTTCATCGCTCTGTCGAGCAGATACTTCGGCACCCTTTTCTCCCTCCTCTCTTTGCCATTTACAGCCCTGACACTCTGCGCCGCTCTTTCCGCACGCCGCGCACAGGTCGTCCCAGCAGGAAAGAAACACCGACCGCAGAGCTACCCGGAACGGAGAAGATGCCCGCGAGGCCATGAGCTGCCGCGCCAACACCTGCGGCGTATAAGCCTCCTCCGCGTCTACCTCACAATGCTCATCCACATACCGCGCGACCTTCTTCCACTCCTCCTCGGGAACCGGCCCGCCGCTCTCGATATACCGCATTGTCCACGCGCCGACCCCTATCACAAAGGCCGCCGACTCTAAAGACAAGCCGTTACGCTCCCGCCACTGCCTTACCGTGGCCCCGCTCTCTTGCTCTACCCTCGGCTGCGGATGCCGACCGCCACGCCCAAATTCTCCCCGTGACCGCAAAATCGCATTGTCCAGCTCGTCCGACCGACGAATCTCCTCCGCCGTCAGCTCATCACACAAACAATCCGGATATTTGCACCGCTCACAGTCGTGGTCGCATATCACCATCCACCTTCACCGCCTCTCGCTCGTTTCTATTTCCAGCATATCACACCTGCCCGTGTAATTATTTTCCACCTGCACATGCCGTTATTTTCGCGCAGAATCGATTTTTGGCTCCCAATGGCTGAAACTACCCGCCCTCCGCCTGATCGGCGTGTGCGCCCCACAAATAACCCGCCTCAGCCCCACATCCGATTCACCACACCACCGCCAATTTAACGCAAAACAACAAAACCGCCCTAAGCCAGCTCAGCCAGCCTAGGACGGTCCTTTTTCCCTCGATATGAAAAAAGTGTATACTTTTCGCAAAAATCCCTCTGAATCTTTCACGAAATCACAGCGCAACGGAAGAAAATGCTTCCCGCACTTTCTGTGGCTTTCCCTCACAGTCAGGAGAACAAGTTGGTGCTTATAATTCGCCGCGATGCGTTTGCATTGGTTGCTGGATTTGGGAACAGGGGATGGCTCCGCTCTTTGCCGCATCTATTCCCGTGGTCTAAGCCCAGTTTGGGAACAAGGGGGTGGGGGGAAGAGCTATTGCCTTTGGTAGCAGAAAAATCCGCTTTCCAACTGTAAACCCACCCCCGGCCGTTCGGAATCAGCCGGGGAAATGGCCGCTAGTGCCGCTGATGTTTCGATTATAGTTAATAATCACAACGCCAGCAGAGCCGAAACCGGGCGCGGTGCTTCTGCCGTTATGCAAATTGACGAACATGAAGCCGGGAACGGTCGGACGCGCTCCGGTACAGCTTCGCGGCGGCTCTTTGCTCTTTTTTTGTCCTTTGTTGCAGTTTCTTAGTTACTGCAAAAAACACCTCCCGCCCCTGTATATCCCCATTGAGTTAGTTGCAATTAACTATAGTTTGATTTACAGTATTATTATATAATTGCCTGCATTGCAGAGAACGCGCAACGCGGGACGCGCGGACGCGGGTATAATGGCGCGGGGGCGGGGGCGTTGTTTGCATGAGGGGCGCGGGGGCGGGGGTAGCATTTACGCGCGCGCACTGTATATTATTTATATAAACGGGCGCAGGCTACAATATACACGCGCGCACGCAAGGGACGGAGAACACAGGAAGCCGGGCGGCTCGGCGGTTTTCATCCATCCAGCCGGGGCGCCGGTGCTTTTTTGCCGTCCGTATCGCTGGAAGCCCTGCACCGTCTGCGCGTCCTGATTCCTTGCACCGTGGCCGCGCTTGCGCCTTCTGCATCTGGGAAAAGAAAAAGGCCGGGGAAAATCTCCTCGGCGTGACCTCTTTCGCTGCATCTCAGCAGCTTCAAAAATAATTGAAAAAATATTGAAAAACCAGCAAAAAGTTATTGACAAATAGGATAATCTATGATACAATATCAATGTAAGCAAGGGGAACGGAAAAGCTCATCCCGCCGACTACTTAACGGGGGGTGACAATATGACAGTATTAGAAGTCATTGCGCTTTTGAATCTGTTATCCGTTGTTATCTTCGGAGCTATCGCGATAGCAAAGAAATAACCGCACCCTAACACAGGCGCGGCCACTTCCACAAATTCCTACTTAATGGGGGGTGGGCCGTGACCGTTGCAGCGGTCGCCGCCCCTTGCTTACCCTTCGGGAATATTATACCACATCAAAACAGAATGTCAAGGGGTGATTTCATGGGAAAAGTTAGCAACGAAG